AAACAAGGAACGGAATAAAAATGGAAGAGTATGTTCGTAAAATGGCTTCAATTCAAGAAGTCAATGGTGTTTACCCTATCCCAGATGCTGACAAGATTTGTCAGTACGGGATTAATGGTTGGAAAGTAGTTGACCAAGTAGGAAAATACCAAGTCGGAGATAAAGTAGTTTTCTGTGAAGTGGATTGTTTTATTCCTACCACACTTGCTCCATTCTTGACTAAATCTGGTCACTACCCAAAAGTTTATAATGGTGTCGAAGGTGAGAAACTAAAGACTATTCGCCTAAGAAAAGCATTATCTCAGGGTCTGATTCTGCCATTGGAACCAACTTGTGAAATGATTGAATCTGAATTGTTTGTTGGTTTGGACGTGACTTTCCCATTGGGAATTCAAAAATGGGAACCTCCACCAGAATTTAAATCTGCTGATGCTCGTGGTACATTCCCATCATACATCTTTAAGTCAGATCAAGAACGCATTCAAAACTGTTTTGGTGATGTTGTAGAAACTTTTAATCAAGTTACATATCAATGCACTGAAAAACTTGAAGGTCAATCGCACACTGCTTATTTTTACAATGGTGAATTTGGTGTATGCTCGCGGAATCTGAACTTGAAAGATGCCGACAACACTTTCTGGAATACTGCTCGGAAGTACAATCTCCAAGAGAAACTAGAGAAACTTGGACGAAATATTGCCATTCAATCTGAGCAGGTAGGTCCAGGAATCTCTGGAAACATCTATCAACTCAAAGAATACTATTTGTATGTCTATGACATTTTTGATATTGATGAACAACGGTATATGTCTCCATCTGAGACTCAAAAACTAATTGACGAATTGCAGCTGGTATCTGTTCCTGTACTTGAATCAGAATGTGATTTGCAAGGAATGGCTTTAGACGCAATTCTAACTAAAGCAGATGGATATTCTGTGATGGGCATGATCGGTTGTCGTAGAGAAGGTCTAGTGTTCAAAGCTAATACTAAGACTCGGATTTCTTGGAAGTCAGTTTCTAATGTATATCTATTGGGTGAGAAATAAGCATTGCTTAATGTACACATAACACTGTCTGTGTTATAATTAATTATCCAAACAAATTAAGGAATTCATCATGGCAGGAAAAGCAAAAAGTTGTTATCTTACAGTCGCAGATAAAACTACTCATAAAGCAGCATTTAGGAAGATTTTCTTTAAGATGGCTGATCTGAATGCTTATGTTAAGACTGAAGAATTCAAAGAGAAATATCCGCCTGAATCGTATATCGTAGTTAAAGAAGTATATTGATGAAACTTTCATTAGTCGAATCTGCGAAGATATTCCGAGATGATTCTGGAGAATTTAGAGTCTATAAGACTCCTGAAGGTAATCAATACCCTTCAGTTTCTACAGTGTTAGGAATGACTGCAGACAAAACCTACTTAGATGCATGGCGTGCAAGAGTTGGAGAAGATGTAGCTAATGCTATTTCTAAAGATGCTACTACACGTGGTTCTTTGATACACGAAAATGTAGAAAATAAAATCTTAGGAAAACCACTTACGTTTGATATGTATCAACAAGTCGAACGTGATATGTATAATCAATTGCTTCCAGTTCTAGATGATATTTCTGAAGCGTTTTGTGTAGAAACTCAACTTTATTCAGATAAGTTAAAAGTTGCAGGCACCGTAGATTTTGCTGGGATGTATAAAGGCAGACCTACTGTCATCGACTGGAAGACTTCGTCTAGAGTAAAACACAGGTCAGACATTCCAGATTATTTCTTACAATGCTCTGCTTATGCTTTTATGATTTATGAAAGAACTAAAATCGTTGTTAGCGATATGCTAATTGCTATGACTACTCCAGATGATGGCTTAATACTATTTGAAGAAAAAACATCAGATCATCTAATGAAATTTATTGAACGTCGGAAATTATTTACAAACATAAAGGAAACAAAATGAACTATGCTACATCCACCTCAGTCGAGGGATCGACAGCTTTTCATGCTAGTCTGAACGAAGCACTTAAGGCTGATATTGTAACAGTAACATTTACTAAAGTTGATGGTTCTACTCGAGTTATGAAGTGTACTAAGAATCTTGAATTAGTACCGTCTGATAAATACCCAGTTCAGTCAGCTTTGCCAACTGCAAAGAATGATTCTACTCAGCGAGTGTTTGATTTTGATAAACAAGATTGGCGCTCATTCCGTAAAGATTCAGTAAGCTCATGGGAATAATTTATGCCTACACTACCAACTATTAAAACTGTTCTACTTCCACTTTTTGAAGTAGATCTACCACCAGATCGAGTATTTGTACTACGTAATAATGAAATTGTTTATCTCACTCGTGAACGTCTAGAGACTGTAGATTCAGATTACTATCTAGATAAGATGGATGATTTACTTGGTATTCCTGTAATTGTTAGAAAGGCTCGAAAATGACAGAACTACAGCTGAAAGAACTCCGTGAACGTAATGAAGTTAGGCTAAAAGAAGCCAAGGAAAAACTTGGGACTAAGTGGCTGCTTCATCCAGCCAATATCGTTAAACCTAAGCCGAAATCAATCTGAATCTAACCAATTTAGTAATGGATCTTTATGACTGCCAGACGAATGAATTATATTAAAATCTCTATCGTCTTCTATACCAGTCGAGATCTCTCCAAATGGAGTAAGATTTTCTAGAATATAAGCTTCTTGTTTTTCAGATAATAAGGCTCGTGTATCAGTGTTTGTGATATCAACAAACATTCTTTGAGAAGTAAGCCATGCAAATAACCACAGACATGTTGTTAAGTCATCATTGATATTAGTATCTGAGGCAGCATAAGAAGCGCCTTTCTGCTCAAATCCGTTTAATTCTTGAATTACATCAAACGAGTTAAGTTGTAATTGGTCTTGTTCTACTAATTCTTTTAGTACAGAACAGCCGATTGACTTAACTCGTTTTGTCGTGCGCACGCCAGGATAACCGTTGCCTTCTGTTATATTTTCTTTGACAGTAAAATAAACATTAGCGTATTCGAATTCATAGAATAGCACGTTAGCAATTTCTTGGCCGGCGTCATTGATTTCAATTAGACAATAAGCATCATTGTATTGCTTCACTGTATTCATAATCATGAACGGATATGTAGATAATCCAATAGTGTTGTCTTTAAACGTAGCTACGATCTTATATGGCACTTTAGTAATATCAAAAATGACGAAGGCTGAGTAGTCTAGATGTTGACCTCTTGATGTATCTACAGTACAAGCATATGCATGACCTTTAACAGGTTGCTCGTACATCTTTAACCCGCCAGAAATAAACTTAGGTTCAAAGAATGGAATCGTTGCCATTTTCTCACCAGAGATCAAAGTCTTGCTAGATCCATGGAATGTACAATTATGAGAAATCACACCTTCAGAAATATACGAATGATCTCCAGAAACATTTATTGGATCATAAACTTTTTGTATAGACCCAATTGTAATAGAAACAATTTTCTTTTTGCTTAATCTATTATTTGGTTTAAGTGACTTTGCATAAACCCACTTTGAACCGTATTTTACTAAATGAGTTGGGGTACAAATGAGATAGGTATTGTCATCAAAACATAACTTCACTGTTTCCCTGATCGAAACTTTAATAGCTTCAAAATCTTTAAACCCGGCTGCAGTTAAAATTTCATACTCAGTGTTTTGTGTTATCATATTTTAGTTCTTGAGCCGATCTTGGTAAGACCTGTTACATCTTCTCCGTGTCTTTTCCACATTTTACTTTGACCGTCTGTGTACCAAGCACCTTTGCTTGGTTTCTTATTTACCCATAGATTCAAATCTAAAGAATCTATATCTTTAAGATAAACCCATTTGGTTTCTTTGGTTTCTTTATTTGTGAACCATTTACCCGGCTCTCTTGTTTCCCATGATTTTACAATTTTATCTCTGGCTTCTTGTTTTTTGGAGGGATTGTTTTCACCTATTAATTCTGGTCTAGAGATTCCAGTTCTTGCTTTTCTTATCTTTTCGCCAAAATCTTCTGGTTTCTTCTTGCCTTTTGTCTTTTCACTTATTTTCTTTGCTGCGGCATCTTTAACTTCTTGTGGTCTATTTCTAACATGTTCTGCCATGTTTTCAAAATACTTCTTCATCTTTTCTGATCTATGTCTACCTTTTACAAATCCTTCTGGTATTAAATCGGTATCTTTAAAAGCTCTAGAACAAGTTCCGTCTGTGTACCAAGTTTTCGGAGTTTTGTCTCCTTTGGCTCTACCATCTTTGATCTTTTGGATCATCAAAGAATCCATAATAATTCCTTTGAATGATCCATTATTCCCAGCATTCAGCCATTTTTGACTTGTGTACAATCTACCTCTATCTATTACTCGTTCTTCCCACATTTTTGCATCTAGCTTAGTATCAAATCTTTTACGAATTTGAACTATATCAGGTAACCCATTTTCTTTGATGTATTGCTTTACATACTTAGAAGAAGTAAAGTATGTGGTCATCAGAGAAGATTCATCTATGCCATCTTTATATCTAACACCATAATAAGAAATTCCGGTCTTAGACCACTTTATTCTATAAGTAAAATTCATTGTGCATTCCACGGTTGTTCTAAATTTTATTTAATCTTTCTTGTAAAGTGGAAATGGCAATTGTTTCAATTATTTTGGTTAATTTGTTTCTTATTGTAATCAATGTGTCAGGTCCAACACAGTCAATTTCCTGAGCTGCCTTAACTGGTCCAAGATTCTTTGTCTGTTCGTCATACCATGCTTGGTTTCTGCTAGGGTGTGCAGACCATTCTATCTTAAGTGGTACGAATCCATTTCTTCCTGTATTAGCTTCTACCCAAATCTTATAGAACATATTCATGCCCTTAGGAGTAGATGAAATGAAGATCTTAGTATTTTCACCTGATGAAAGTACTGGGAATACAGAAGTCATAAATTCTTCTGCAATGTTGTTAGGAATGAATGCTATTTCGTCGACATAGACGTGTGTACAAGATTGACCGCGGATTGCATTTGGTGATGTTGCTGCAGTAAAGATTTTAGAATTGTTATCAAGCTTTATAGAGCCTTTGTTCCATTCTACTACGCCTTGCTGAATCCAGAATGGTAGATTTTCATATGAGAATTGAATACGTGATAAAATTTCACGGGCCATTGCTGCCTTGTTAGCAAGTATGGCAATATTCTTGTCTGAATTAAACAGGATTACCCATAAGAAATAAGCTGCTGTCGTAATAGTTTTACCCATCTGGCGAGCAGTAAGCACTACAGCTTTACGATTCTCGTGATAAGTTTTAATTATGTCTTCTTGGAATGGATAGAGTTCAAACGGCACAGTTCCACGGTCAACGTGAATTACTTTTACATATTTCTTGATGAAATAAATCGGATCTTTAGAACATTTGATCCATTCATCTACTTGGTCGGCCGTATAGGAAATCTGTACGCCAGAAGCTTTTAAATTCGATTGACCGTTGTAGCACTGAGCTTTATTAATAGTTGCCATCAATCTCCCACGAACACATTATAAGACCCAGTAATCATCGTATCGTCATCGTCGTCTCTATCACCAATTCTAGAAGCTCCTAATGAATTTATGAACACTGTATTAGATACTGCTACCATTTTATCATACGTAATTTCTACAGTTTCGCTTCCGTCTTCATTTCTGACTATGCGCTGTCCTAAATTTATATCGCCTAGTCTGCATGCACCTAGACCATTTATCATGACATCGCTTGATCCAGTAATCATACGATCGTAGTCACTGTCAACATCGCCAATTCTTGTCAAATTACCTGCCATTATGCATATTCCGTGTCAGTTATTATAATTCCCACGTGATCCATTTTAGTTACAAATTTATCTATAACTAATGTTGGGTGGCCTCTTAGATCATAAACTAAATCATAAGTGTTGTTTATTGCCGTATTGCTATTTATGCCAGACAACAATACATTTACATCTAATGTAAATGGACCGTTTATTACATCTGCATAATTTTGTATGGAGAAAGAAGCAGAATTTCCTGAAAGTTGTAGCGATACTGCCGATGATGTAGAAACAGTGCCTGGATTTACATTAGTTGAATTTCCAGGAAGTTGAGATATTTGATTTATATCTGGAGTCAAAGATCCTACAGCA